GTGCATCAGCAAATAATATGCCATTGATTGTGGTTTGATCAGCATTGCTGATCTGTACCCACTGGTTTTCACCGTTGATTGTTTGCCAACGACTGATCACTGGATAGTTTTCTAGATCTGCTGTGTCGATCCATAAGTCACCCAAGGCCAATGGGCTTTCTGCATCATCGGTCTGTGTGGTTGGTGCTGTAGCACTGAATATAGGACCGGCGGCATTGGTCAAGCTCAAATCGTAGCCACGTACATCGTTTGTGACATTTTGATAGCCAAACCACTCGCCGTTGTTCTGAATCATGATATCAGCTGTAGTAGCATCACTATAATACCAGTATGTGCCATCTGTTGGGTCAATGTTTGGTTGATTTGCAGAGGCTGTGTAGGTAAATGTTGGTGTGCCAACCCAGTTACTAAGTGTTAGTCCACTGCCGTCTACATCAGTTTGACGAATGCCTCGTACTGACGTTGTGAATCCGGCATCAACTAATGGAGTATTGGTACCGTCAACTAGATAAATGTCGCCACCTGTGCTATGTGTAAACACAATAGCACCTGCAGAGTTAACACTGGCGCTAACGTTGTCAACTCCAGCAGAACTGACAGCAGCTATGAAATCAGCACTGGTAGTACCTAGGATTGTAACTGTAACAGGCGTAGTTACTGTGGCTGTTTCTGGTTCTGTAGCTGACAATGTAAATGTAGACCCAGATACAAATGCAGGATTAACTGTAGCACCAGTGATCACAGTGGCTCCTGCTGCTATACGCTCAAGGATCAACAATCCTGCAGTAGTATTATTGTAGGGGTCAATCTGTGCATAGGTAGTGCCAGCAGGAATTGTTTGTCCGCCCGATGTTGGATCCAGGGCATAAATTGCGGCCGCATCACTGGCATATACCGGGCAACTTTGTAATACAAATGTGCCTAGTGTGCTGTTGTAACGTTTAATCTCAATCAACATACCTTGGTTAGGAGTGTTAGTTTGTTGGAACACACTGCCTGTTGGTTCTGGCTGTGTATCTGTAGTACGCCATCTTGGTGCAGAATAATTTGGTCCAGAGAAATAAGCAGGAGCAGCATATTGGCCGCCGGTGGTAATTCCTAGTGTTGCAAGTGGTGTACCACTGACATTATCAATTGCAATAACACCTGTTCCTTCTGTACTACCATCATTGGTAGCGCCACTGTCTGCGTACACGGTTAATTTTCCACCAATATTGGCAGCGTAGACACCAGGAAGAGTAGAATTGCTAAGAGCATTGATCTGGCTAACTAAAGAAGTTACTGTGTTGTTGGGTGAGGCAAGTACTGGAATTGTTATACCATTGATAGAAAAACTATTGCCCGCAGTTAAACTACTAGGAGCCAGGGTTCCTTGTACTGTGGGCCATGCTGTTTTCCAGTAGTCGCTACCAACTAAAACCCAAGTATTGTAAAGATCGTCGGCGCTGGCGCCATCTTGCAACCAACCAGGTGCCTGCGCTGAAGTAGGGCCACCGCGCTTGTAGTAGGTTGGGTTGTATACTGTAGTTGCTGTAACAGCATAGTTACCAATGCTGCCATAGCTGGCCAATGGTACTGTGCTTAAGGTTTCCAAATACACTGTATCCGTAATAACTGTAGGTGTTTTCTTGGTAAATGCGGCTGTGGTTTGATTCCACTCGTTAATACCCCAGCGGCTATTAGTTGTATCTAACCAGTAGGTGCCGTTGGCAGGTGCGCCTACTGGACGGTTTAAACTGGCTGTAAGAGCAGCCAAGTCAATATCAGCTCGCATTACATAGGCAATATTAGTTACGCCTAGAGCTGAATATCCAGCTAACAAGCCGTATTCATTAAGTTCATATCCGTTGATTGGAGTACCAGCTGTGGTATTGTAAAAGAATGGAACGCCGAATGTACTGAGCAGATCTCGCTGACTTGTCATCAAATACAGTTTATTAGCGTTTGCTGCCAGGGTTCCTGGAGCGATTCCAGTACCTGCGCCAGAAATTTTGTTCTGAGCAGTTACCAATAAAATAAATGGTACCGAGCTAGCAGCAGCGGGCGTGTAATTACTTTGGTCAATTACACTGACTTGTACACCTGGGGATATTAAGGCCATAACTAATTCCTTTTTATTAATTAAAGATATTTATCGGTTATCTCAAAAAAAACGGTGTTATGACGGCCTATATATAGGTCCGCTCAGCTAAATACCCGTATGATTAGACCTATTTGCTCAGAATGTAAACAACGGCCTAGGGCTGTAGCTTATCACAAATACAACCGAATTTATTATCGTAGCATGTGCACCTGGTGTTTGAATAAATCTAAGAAAAAAAAAGCTCCAAACCCATTATGGCAACTAAATGGATACAAGAAAAAACCCACATGTGATCGATGTGGGTTTAGAGCAAAATATAATGCCCAACTATTGGTATATCACGTGGATGGCAATCTCAATAACAGCGGGTTACGGAACTTAAAAACAATTTGTCAAAATTGTGTTATAGAAGTTACGAAGACTGATCTTCCGTGGAAGGTTGGAGACTTAGAACCAGATCTTTGACCTGGGCAAACAGTGGGTCAAGCCCATTTGCATTATTGTCAATGACAGCGTCAAACCGGGTGCCAATCCAGGCCCATTCACTAGGGTGGATTCCTTTTTCTTGCATCATAACTATAGCAGGATATACCTGTTGATTAGCAGCCACAGCCAGCTCAAACCACTCAGGGTCTGGGCCACGGACTACACGAATAACGATACCACCTGCATCTCTTACCGCTCGAATTTCGTTAGGAAAACGCACATCTGTAATAACAATATCGTTATGTGCTCGTGCTAACTTATTCTCAAGACTGGCGATCCAGGTATCATCGTGCCAGCTTTTGCGAGCTACTTCTGTGCCCCATTTTTGTAGTACCAAGCGAGGAGTTAGATCAGGCATGTTTAAACGATTGGCCCACCACGGATCTACTTGTTCACGCCAGGCTCTGCTTTCTGTTGTACGACCTTCGAGTAATTCTCTGTCCCAACCAAACACTGCTGCTACAGCATCTTTGAGAGTGGCGGCAAAACTATCTCGCTTAAATCCATAGATATTCTGCAGGTAATCTGCAATGGTATCTTTGCCACTTCCTTGAAAGCCAGCAACGCCAATAATCATCTAATTTCCTTTACATTTAAATGTCGTAATGTAGCCTGGAGCATATCAATTTGCCTACGGCAATCTTCTAACGCATGATGACTAGTAGGAGGCTTAGGAAGTTCGGGCCATAGACTATAAATGGTTCTAGCATCACGCACATTGTAAAACTGCCAAGGCAGGGCTTTACCATAACTTTTGTAAGCATGTTCAAGAATGTTCATATCATAGGTTGGACCATTGGCCCAGATGAATTTGTGTTGCCAGGCCAGTTTGTAAAGACTATCAAGTGCTTGATCAAGATCCACACGACCTTCTTCCATAAATGCTTCTGCTTGTGCCTCTGGTTGAGTGGCCCACCAGTCTATGGTGTCTTGTTGTATGTTACGATTTTCTTGGCTTTCTAAGGTAATACGGGCATAGTAACAACGATCGTAATATCCCTGACCAAATGGATCAAAGCTCTGTGCTGCAATGGTCAAAATGGTGGCATCAGGACCAGTTCCTAAACCTTCAATATCAATCATCAATGAGCTCATGCTATGATTATAACATAAATTTAAAACAAAGTCTACAGTTAATTTGATCGTTCTTTAAGTTTTAGATAATTTTGATGTGTGTACTGATCAAACTCTTGTTGCGTTAGACGTTTATTTTCAATTAAAGATTTTACATCTTGTCTATCTTTGTACCTGTTGTTGCCGCCGCCATCGTTGTGCGGATAGTCGCTGGCGTACAACAATCGATCCCACCCAACCGACCGAGCGACCTCAACAAAATACAATTCTTCAACTTCAGTGGTAAACCAAAAATTCTTTTTAAAATACGGTAGAGGATCAGGCCAACCTTGCTCTTTCATAAATTTTCTCATTTTTGGTATCCAGCCAAGCCCGTGCTCACAACCAATGATTCGCAAATCTGGGTGTCGATCTAATACACCTTCGGTGATAAAACTAGCTATACCGGTGATCCAACTTTCACCTTTGTCACTAAATCTTGGTAATCTCCACTGTTCTAACATGGTCTGATAGCGTGGGTTCCGGTAGTTCCATTTCCAGGTCAATGGGGCTGGTTCAAAATGTCCGCCTAGATGCAAGTAAACCGGAATTTTGTCCTGGGCGCAGGCCTTCCATAACCATTCAAACTGATCCATAAAACCCCATGGGAAATGATCTATCAAACGCACAGCAAAATATCCACGGGCACGGCAACGTTCAAATTCTTGTTGACTACCTTCTATGTCCTGTAATGACAAGAAAAAAGTAGTATCAAAATTTCCTCTTTCCTCGCAAAGTTCAAGAGTGCCATCATTCCAATTCTTGGTATACTCTCTCACTATGCTAGAATCCAAATGATAGCTCAATGGGTTAAACAACCCTTGAGTGTTGGGATTTAAAACTTGTCGATCAACCCCTAACAACAACTTAGCACTTTTTTGATTGCCTTCGATGGTAGGAAATTCATTTTCTGGAGGATCATAATATATTTCATTTAGATCGATACTGATATATAACCCAGTGATGTTTTGAGTGTCTTTGATAGTCTGTTTGATACTGCTAGGCAGTTTGTAAAAATCATCAAGTGTATTGCATACCGGCCAATCTTGTTTTTTTATTTTGTTGTATTGTTCGGCCCAGGGTAGATCTAAATCCATCGGATGACAGTGTGAAAAAACTCTTTCTGCTAATTCTGAATCAAATTTTTTATAAATTTCTGTGGGAGAAAAATGCGAATCTGCATCAAACAGCATGTTAAAATCCTTTAAAGTAAAATACTTATTCAATGCCCTGTACCAGGTATTAGAATTTGAATAAGATTTAGCCGATTACCCAACTTAGGGGTTGGCTACCATCAACATAGTTTTTAAGTTCTTCGATTAGTTTGTCCATACTTGCTTGTGCTTCGGCCTTCATAGCAGCACCATTTAAGGTGCCGCCGCCTTGTGGACCGGCAATCGTGCCAAATTTTTCACGGGCTTCACCAATGATCAATTTGCAATTGGCTACCATGTAGTCGCGGATCCATTGTACAATTTGAAAATCACTTAACAGATTAAATTCAGGTTTGAGATTGTAACACCAAAGTAATACTGCCTCGCCTGTGCCTTTGGGATCGCGGATCAATTGTAATTTCTTTGTCACTGGATTCCAAGTGTAATTCATATAGGCGCCAAACATACGGCCGGCTAGTTCTACATACTGACTATAAAAGTCATAGGTAGCAAGACCACCAGCCACGTTAAAATTCATTAGATACACGTTCATTGACGCTTGACTAAACGGATCAAAGTTACTGGCAAACGGTCCGGTTGAGTCGCCAAAAGTTCTACGGAAAATCTGACGCACTGTTTGTACTTCTTGCGGCAAATCGTAGATGTTTACGTTGGTCACCAACTCCATAAAGATGTAACTTTCTTCATAGGCGTTTTGTGCTCGCTGACGATAAACGCCAATGGTCCGTTGATAAGCCGCTTCGTAGTGGGCAGCATCCAGCTCAATATCAATGATTTGATCGCCTAGTTGTAGACGTACATAATCGATGAGATTTTGTTTTAATGTATCTAAGCTGGATTGATTTTCTAAGGCCATGTAAGGAAGCTCCGTGTTCCTTGTATTTAGTAGTTTACCAAGCCCAAAGGATGATCAAATTGTCGTTGCCGCGGCCGTTGTATTTGGTTTCTGTAGCCTTAATTTCCCCGAATGCTTTACGGGCCGCCGGCTTGCCGCCGCCGGTAACTGCCTTGATTTGTTCCGCTGGTTTGCGGAGTGTTTTTTGTACGGTTGTTTGTGTATCAAATCCAATAATGGCCGAGCCCTTGACGGTAAACGTACCAATGTGACTATCTGCCATAACATGGATAAGTTTACGTTTAGCTGTGTCGTACAACCAAGCTTCGCTGGCGCCAACTAACTTGGTAACGGGTTCTGATTTAAGGTCGAGCTCGTCAAACTCTTTAAGAAACTTAAATTTACGTGTGGTTTTTTCTGGACTGATAGCTTTTTTGGCACGTGGTTTGCGTTCTACTTTTTTAAGTTGTACATAACTGTTGCAGTCGTTGATCACTGTTTCGCAGAATTTAACACAATTTTTTAATTGTAATTTTGTAAGATGGCTATAGCCTTCGACTAGGTCGGCATCCGTACCTTCCACTACTTCATTAAATTCTGCCAGGCGTAATTCCCATACTCGTGATACTGTGCCGATCATGTTAGGACTAATGTTCATGCCGCGCATGAGTTTGATTGGACTAAAATCTGCTGACATCTTAGCACCAGCAACGACAAAGTCATCAAACATGCCTTCTAGTTCGCCACAACACTCACTTATCTTTTCACGCAGGTGATCTTGGATTGTAAGTTTGGCTACAGCGGTATCGGCGTCAACATCAGCCTGTACTCGTTTAATTTCTTGTTTAGATTTAAGCATTTGACTAATTTGTTCGTCAACAATACTTTGTTCGTGTTCATTGAGTGCCAGTCCAAGCAAGGTCATACGGCATACCCAGGCAGGAGTTACACGGATTTGGCTATCAGGAATGCCACGCATTGTTTTAGCATCAACCTTACGACCGTTGTGCTCTAGGTAATGACATAACATTTCTTTGGCATCTCGTTTGCCATAGTGATAGTTATACCACTGGAATGCGTTGGCCAAACTGCTGAGACGATTGTCTTCTGTGGGTTGGAATTTCCACTCGGGTTCGTGCCCTACATATTTGGTTTCAGCACCCTTGGGGTTTAGTCTTTTAATTTCGTTTGATTTAGCCATAGTCTTTATTGTATATTAAAATTTTGTAATGTCAACCTAATAGGTTGGCAAAGGTTATGTGTTGCTCTAAATTAGTTAATAGGTCAGCTACTTTTTTTACCAGTTCTCGATAGCGTGATGTTTCGCGGCGCATCCTGCGACATTCTACACTTTCCATATCCGCAGCAACAATAGCTTGATCCACAGCCCGAACCATTTTTAGCAAATCGCGGCGAGCTACCTTGTTTTTAACCTGGGCTATATGTTTTTCTGCACTAT